CACTTTATATCCTTCATAGACCTAATTTCTAAAAAAGACTTGTAATTTATAGAAATATTAATCGCTCGTTTTGCAATCAGTGATACAGCCTCGCTATACCAATTTTTGTCTGACCAATCTCGAAACAAGTTCCTAATCCTACCCTCTTGAAGTCTCCGGTTGTCAGTGGGCGACATTGCCGGAACTATTAAGAAAGTACGATTATTTTTGCAGCCGGTTTTTTTCTGGAGACTCGCTGACGACTCCCGTTTAATATAATTGTGAATCAAAAAGCACTCATCCTCAGCGAAGAATGAGTGTTTTCTGCTCACGATCACTCGCTGGAGATCATGCTCACACAAATTACCTTCTTGTCCAAACGAACGTTTGTCAAGTATTTTTACTATTGACATGAAAATTGCCCATGGTAGTGTGTAGAATATGGAAAACATATTAATCGGCGGGGCGGTATTTATAGTATTTGTGGGGTACATGGTTTTGTGTTTATTTTTCCCAAAAATAGATATATTTGGAATAATTAAAGACTAGTCTCCTAGACTCGTCATAATCAAACCCTTTAAATAAGGTGCCACTTTAAATATCTCTGCTCTCTCTTTAGGGGTCCTGCCAGCCAACCAAGCCGCAACACGTGTCTTAACGCCAGGTGATGATAAAACTTTTCTTGCGGCAACGGAACCTAACCCAACAAGAATAGTTGGGGTAACAGCACCGTCAGTTAGTAGGCTTGTAACCAATCCGCTGGCCCCACCAACACCTATCCCAGGCAAAGATAAAAGGTTTTGTCTTTCGGATGTAAGAATTCTATCTGCAATAGCTTTTTCAGCACTAATAAGATCTCCATATTTTTCGTTTAATTTTTTAATATTTGGATCTCCTACCGCAGTATCTATTTTTTTTCTAAGATTTCTATAAACAGATTGTAGTGTTGAATTAACTAATTTATCATCTGAATCGTTACCAGTATATTTTGTTAGACTTTGTACATCCTTTTTTATCTGGAAAGCCTCACTCGGTGAAATATTGTCTAATACTTTACCTTGAGTTAAATCAGCTTTTAGATCTTCAAGTCGTGTTATCAAGCCAGCATTCGTTCTTTTGGCCTTACTGGCCTCTTTAATAGCTTGATCTAATGGTTTAAAAGCATCAAAAGCATCGATTGGCTTTTTTGAACCAGATATTAAAGTATCGATAACTTGTCCAATTTCATTTTTTCTTGCGGATATTTTTCCTGCTAAATCTTCTAGTGATGCCCCGACTATTCCTTCTTCAGCAACAGCTCTTCCGGGATTCTTGCCATAACTTAATTCTGGCTTCTTTGGTTTAACTAGGCTATTAATAAGTCTCGCAGCATTTTCAGTAGATTTAATTGATCCTAAAGTTGAGCCTATCGCCGGAAAAGCGCCACCAATGAGTGCTCCGGTTTTTGCTTGGTTTAGATCTTTTGTTTGAGCGAGTGTTACGCCACCCGCACCTATCGCTTCTGTTCCTACCCTTGCACCTAAATTTAATAAACCCGATGCTTTTGCTACACGTAATCCAGCTGTTCCTGGGACAGCAAATTCTGCAATTCTTTCAACACCTTTCCCAATGCTTTGAGCTAGATTGGTTGGAGCTAATTGCTGATCAGAAAATCCAAGAGATCTCCCTGATGTTCTCTCTAAAAGACTTGTTATTGGGGTGGAAACATTTTGTAGTGTCTGTATAGCCCCTTTACCTACACCTATTCCAACATCTAACAAATTTCCCTTAGGTTTAGGTGGTGTTTCCACAGGTTTAAACGAATCTAAATAGGCCTGAATATCCTCTTGAGGCGCACCTTGTGCTTCCATTGCTTTTATATTCTCAATTAACTGCTCTCTTGTGGGCATGTTTAGAAAGGTAAATTATAAGTTTTCCCGGAAGGGGCCTTAAATTGAGAGCTGTTAAAAACAGGTGTGGTTTGAATTCCTGTTCCAATTCCCCCAGCTACCGCTTCTGCTTCTGAAATAAGTCCATTTAATGCGGTGATTGCTCCTTCCTTAGTGCCGAAAGTAAGGTCAAGAACACTAGCGATTTGTCTCTTAAATCTTGCCTCTTCGTCCTTATTTACTGCGCCACCTGATCTTAAACGTCCTACTTTGTCTGCTACCTGATCTACTAGCTTTACAAGGTTACGATCTGTTTTTAATACTATCCCCCTTACAGAGCCTTTGTAGTCTTTATTAAATGCTATTTTTAGTTGTTCAATTTCTGGAACAAGTGTTTGAACTATTGCATTTACTTTTGAAGCTTCAGCCGAAAGAGGTTTACCTTTGACAGTATATTTTTGTGTACCAGATACCCCGCTCGTTCCTCCCCCTGTCGTTCCACCTATTACTCCTCCAGTAACTCCCCCGCTCGTTCCTCCGCCGACCCCACCACTCACTCGTCTACCTGTTTTCTTATCAAGAGTAACTAAGTAATCATTTCCGTCTGCATCTTGAAGTACCCTAAACTCATATTCGGGTTGCGACTGCTTCAGCATTTCTTTCATAAGATCTGCTTCTGCTTCCGCTTGTCTTTGTGCTATTTCAAGAGCTTTTCTGTTATCAGTTTGTATTTCTCCTACAAGGTAACGAGCTTCTTCAATTCCTTGATCGTAAAGAGCTTCGTAATATTTAGCCATGTTAGCGTGGCGATTTAATTTTCCTTCGTACTTGTCGTCTAACTTTTTTAATTCTCTGTTTCTTATATCTTGTGAGAGCCAAGGATTGTTAGTTATGTCCGCAGCTTCCTTACTTTTACTAGCTTGAATGTCATCTAACTCTTTAAGTGTTTTTTCTAACTGTTGTTTGACGGTAAAAAGTCCAAGAGCGCTAGCGACTTCTTTGTAAGTATCCACCATGTTTTGAACAGGGGTTTTTCCCGTTGGCGTTGGCGGAACAATTTGTCCTGTTTGTGCGGTTACACTTTGTTGAGGGGCTGGACTTATTGCTGTTTGAGAATTACTAGAGGGTGTACCTATAGTTAATTGCTCTCCTGGGAAAATCTTGTTAGGATTCCCTGATCTGTAACCTGAAATTTGAGAAGGTAGAACGCCAAATTGTTTCGCAATCTTACTTAAAGTATCTCCTGGTTTTACAATGTAACTTTGAGGCGAGGACATGACTCCAGCAACCTGCCCTCCACCGCTATTTGACACACCTCCTAAATTTACATTTGCTGTAGAGCCTCCTGTGGCCTGTGGTGAGCCTTGTAGTGCTTGAGTAATTGCCCCTGGGTCGCCAGTTGACGGTGGAACATAAGGGGCTTGTCCTGTTGTTACTCCGTTTGAAACACCTGGTGCTGGAACATATCCCTTAATCCCGTTACCCATGTCTACCTCTTTTAGTTTTCCTTCCTTTACTCCTTGCTGAAAACCTGCTTCCTGTTCAAGAGATTTATTAGTGGTAAAGTTTCCGTTTATTAATTCGCCGGCTTTAACCGGAGCGCCACCTTGCTCTGCGGCTAAAATAGCATCAGCTACTCCTTTATCTGTACCGAACTTTAACTTGTCGTAATAGTTGCCCGATGCTCCAACTAAAGTCTGAACGCCGTTTATGTATTGATATGAGCCACCTTGGAGCTTAGATTGTGCGGTTTTTTTAAACTCATCAAAGGATATTTCCCTAAAGGTTGGACCAACATTAGCGCCAGGGAGAACTGCGACTCCGTCTCCCGTTGAATAAAATTTGTAATTTACTGGGTTCATATTTAATAAAATCCTCCAAATTGGTCTCGTCTTATGAGGCCGTAAGGAGCTTGTCCTTTAATAACATCAAAGCCTTCAAACATATTCCTGTCCTGGGTTTGATATGCAAATTGTTCGTTCTGGATATTCTTGTAGAGAAGATCGAGTATTCCCTCAGCTTCTGCTCTTTTAGCGAGAACTAGATTCTCATCTTTCTTTTCGCGGATCATGGCGTACTCCTGCATCTTAGCTACAATAGCCTCGTTTGCCTCAACAGGAAGCAAAGTGGAAGCTGAATCATCTGTGGTGTCTATGATCGGGGTGTACTGTCCGAAAACTGTCAGAGTTCCTGATACATCAGCCGCCGAGTTAATGTAAATGTAATTGTTGTAATCAGAAAATAATCTAGCCGAATCGCCAGGTCTTTCTTCTCTAAAAGTTAGAAGATCTTGGTAGTTAATTTTCTTCAGTCTTTTTCCTCCGACTAGAGCAATACGAATTGAATCTGGTTTCCATCCTTCTGGGTAGAGAATTTTAGTATTGCCGAAATCATCCTGCGTAGTTGTAACGTAAGTGGTCGAGCTTATTCCTTCAGTAAACGGCCACTTGCGTCTTGAATAAGCCCACTGTAGCGCATTCTTAAATGACGATTTCGTAATTGCGTCAGTAAAAAACGAAGCTGTGGTTGAAGTATTTTGTCTTACTAGAAACTCATTAATTATTTGTGATTGTGTATTCATTTCTTTTTATCTCTAATTTTGCCCATGATGATGGTGTCAGTTACGCAATTTCTGATTTCGTTCTCTGTTGGAGTGCGATTTAAAAACTTAGTAAGTTCTTCTATGATTTTTTGTCTTAAATCTGCGTCCATATTATTGAGAGATTTCAAATAGTCTTACTTCGCCTTCTGCTCCGTCCGTGCCGTTAGCGCCCGCTGTGGAAGCGGCGGTTGGATTGCCGGCATGAAATTCATCGGTTCCCCTCGCTCCTCCCGTTCCTCCTACTCCTTTAGCTGCCGAGATAGTTCCGTTATTTACGAGAGTGTTATAAACCAAGATTATTTGCCCGCCATTTCCTCCACCGCCCCCTCCTCCTCCACCTCCACCACCAATGTCTGAGACTGAAACTCCGTCCCAAATGGCACTTGTGGCATTACCACCATTTCCTCCCTTACCGCCCTGAGCAAGAATTTTCCCTCCATGCTCGATGCGGATGTCCTTAGCGTAAATTGCCAAGATTCCTCCTGATGAGCCTGCTCCACCTCCGCCACCTCCGGCGCCACTATATTGATTTGTTCCCGTTACCCCTTGCCAGCCTCCTCCTCCTCCGCCATTTCCTCCTGTAGAATTTGCTGAATTATCAAACTTAACTGTCGAGCCGGATGTTGAGATGTCAAGAAGTGTGGCTAGATGCCAGTTAGCGATTAACTTTACATTTGATGTAGTTGCGGTTCCTGGAGAACCCGTAGCCGGAGAACTTCCGCCAGGATTGGCTGTTGTTCCTCCTCCACTCCCTCCTATACCACCCGCTTTACCGCTTTGCCCTATTGAATTAGTGGTATTTGTTCCACTACTACTAGCGGAAGGACTACTCCCTACACTTGCACTTAGAAGTCCGTTACCGCCTACTGTACCCGCAGTTCCAGCTAGCGAACCTTTTAAGTACCCGTCAGCTAAAGCTCCCCCTGCCGCCCCTGCTGTTCCGCCAACATCGCCTGAAGCCCCTCCTAGATGAGTAGCATTACCGCCATCTCCTCCAGGTTTTCCAGAACGATCAATAGTTCCGCGAGTTACAATTCCAGAGTTAGCAAATATTCTGTAACTTCCCACATTTATAGTGGTTCCCGCATCTACTACAAGCGTTGTATAGTACACGTCTCTTGAAAGAGTGTAAGTAGATCCTGAGAGCGTCATTCCGGTTACATTAAGCGCTCCGTTAGCATATTCCTCACCATCAGACCCATCTCCGAATGAGAAGATGCCGTTATCGTTTAGGAAGTATTGTTTGGTATATCCACCTACTTGTATGTTTCTTACGACTACCCCTTCATTAGTTAATGTTACGGGGGATAGGATGTCTGTTGAGATTATCTTTTCTCCATTTGGACCGTAAAGTGTATTTGGATAATCCGGTTCTGGTTCGGGTATAGCATAGTTGTTAAAGATTGTCATGTTAGTCAGGTAAGATCTCAAACTCTATGGTTATGGGTAGACTTACTGTCGCAGGATCAGCTATGCCGGACCATTTAAGCTCAAGCCAAAAGTTGTTCTCACCCCTCCCTTGATTTGAGCCATTATTATTGATTTTTATATTGGCAATTCTTTCTGAATTAGGAAAATTGGTGCTGTTAATTACGGTCAGTGTTTGAGAAAAGCCACCATCGTCATAATAGATTTTTGGGGTTACAGACATGCCCGAAGCAACTGCTTGAGCCAGTGGAATCCTTACTCTTGTAATACGAAATGGTTGCCCAATTTTGTATAATTGGCTCCACCAAACAGCAGAAACTGTCGTATATCCGGAAGTTGTCATTCGTCTATCGATACCATTATTTGAATTACCTGAACCCTTGGTCCAGCCGATCGCTGGAATATAAAAACCAAAAGGGGTGCTGGTCGTACCATGATTTAAAAATCCTACGGCGGTAACTGAAGTTGAGGAGTTTCCTCCAGCGCTTCGCATAATATTAAATACGCCATCTGAAATCTGGTTTTGTAGACCAATAGAATATAAACAGCCATCTGATTCGGGTACTGTAGTATGCGTACCAAAAAAGAATCTATTTCCTATAGCTTCCACCGCGCCGGCCAGTGGTGGCTCGCCGGTCTCGGAATAAAATACTGTTTCAAAAGAATAACCTCCTAAGTATTTAGAAACCCTAAAGCCTTTTGTCTTATAATTTCCCGAAACAACGTATAAAGAGCCGTTAACATTTTTAAGTGCGGTTATAAGTGGATCAGGGAATTCCACCCAAATTATCTGGTTAAAGGAAGAAGATGTCGTATCCCAGAGAGCAATTTTTCCTTTCGGATCAGTTTTGTCTTGAATGCTTGACTCAATAAGTCCTACGGCTAAATAAGGCCCGTAAGATTCCATGGCGGTTGGCCAAAGTCCATAACCAAATTGAAGCTTGTTGGCCGTTGAGTTATTGTCCGTGTCCCCTTCAACTGAGGTTTTAGTGGTGGAAATAAAATGAATCGTTCCTTGGTTTCCTACTACGTCAGCAATATAAAGCTTGCCATCAGAGTGGCGGTGCATTACATGATTAGGCAACTGAATACCATTTAAATAAGTTGTCGGGTAGGTAGTATTTGTTAAAGCTGGCTTACCTAAAGTAGATGTCCAATAATTAGCGACAAAACCAGGGGTTCCATTGAGGGGGCCGTAACGAGTAATGTCTGTACCTGTGGCAATGTACATGTAATTGTCGTAGTACTCCATGCCGTTTCCTATACCACCTGTCAAAGTTCCCGCGTCCGAAAGCGTGCCAAATGTTGTCGAGACAATTGTGTACATCGAACCTAGTGCGTCCAAAATGTAAGTTTGCTGTCTCTTTGGATTAGTTTTCATCCAAAGCGGAGCTGCCCCAACAGTGGTGGAGACAGAAGTTAGGGCGGTTGGTCTTAAATACCCTGAACCCACAGAAGAATAAGCTGTATCGTCATCATCTATTGGTTGTCCTGGATCAATGCCTAAAGATGCCCTAAATTGATTTTTTGTAGAGAAATTAGCGAGTTGAGAATGTCCGCCTAGGATGCTGTCTATTACTATTGTTTTAGTATCCATATTCTGGAAAATCCACCTTGAAGTACTTAGCGCGGAAGAAATATTTATCCGCTTTCGTTAATTTGAATTTGTTCCAGTCCATTTCTTTAACAAGTAAGTCAAAACAAGTTCGGATATTTGGATCTTTAAGACAGAAGAGAAGAACGCGTCTTAAAAGTCTGATTCTTTCTTTCATATCCCCGATTACTTCTGCATGTTCGAGCATGTTAAGGGCTAACTCAAAGTCGTCTATTGGATTTCTCTTTAGGATTTTTCGCCAGAGAGATGTCGGATTGAAGAATTTTACGAGCCACTGCGCTCTAAATCTGTAGGCATCATCCTCTTGTAAGATGAAACATAAGACTTCCTTGAGATGTTTAACTGTTTTTGAGTTAGTTTTTTTCTCAACTACAGTCATAGCCCGCCATAATTCCTTTACTGGTGGCACGAACCTTTCGTATGGGAGCATGTCAAACCTACTTTTTTCTGCAATTTCCCAGATTTTCGGCAAGGTTTCTTTTTTTAACCTCCTGATTATCTCTTCTTCCCCTTTTCCTTCCTCAAGTTCTTTCCAAATATCGTTGAATATTTGATTTTTTATCTCATGCTTTAACTTTGAGAAAGAAGAGAAGAGTAGAACCCCTCTTGGCCATCCAGGAAATGGATAATCCTCGCCGTCAATCCACATTTCGTAGTGGCCTTTGTCGGTTAAGGTTAGTTTGGCTTGTGCTGAATCTTGTGTTTTCCAGTAGCGAACAGTTGGTCTTGATCGGTAGTACTTATTTTTTATGAATTGGAACATTTTTATGAGAAGTAGCTCCTTCCCATACATTCTTGGGGACGTTTTGTATGGTGCGCCCCCAAGGAACGAGCTACGTTTTAATTAGTAACTAAGAAACTTAGAAACTAGCGAAGAGAACAGCACCATACTTGCGTCGTTGCTTAGGAACTAAACATCCGTAGAGGAATAGACCCTGATACTTCTTAGCAAATTGGTTTTCTGCATCAACAACACGAGTTTCTGCCCACTTGTCGGCATAAGTGATCATGCCGATGTGGTTAGCGAGGATAAGGTTTCCGATTGTACCTGTTGTAAGAGATACGTCAGCACCTTGTCCTGAAGCTGTAGAGTGTCCAGCGCGTGTAGAAACACGAGCGCCAGCAGCTTGGTGAATATCGAACGCACCAACTCGCATTACGCGACCATTAAGTACAGTTCCGATAAACACTTCCGCGATGCCGGTAGGCTGAAGCTGAGAAGCTTGTTTAAGCTGGGTAACCATTTCTGGCGGCACTGTTATGTGTCGGTCAGTATTGTCTACCTCGTTTTGATCAAGAGCTTCAGCGAGTAAGGTCACACAGTTGTACACGTTAGATGAAGAAACTGAGGTTGCAGCAGCAGCCTGAATTTCCCAACCGAGTCCGCTCATTGTAAGAAGAGAAGCGTTGCCATCTCCATACTTAGGGAAATTCTTACCATCACCACCGAATAGTCCGCGTAGTGTGTAGCCTTCCTCAAAGTCTGGACCAGAAACTGCTTCATCCCATTCTGTTAGAGTTGCAGATACTGTAGAAACTACAGTTGCAATACGATAGAACGGAGAAACGAAAGCTGCAGTAGATCGAAGTCTGAATCCTTTGCCGATGTCAGATGTTTCAAATCCACCGAAGTATGAACCGCCATCAATAGGATTTTCTACTGTACCGAAGTTTGTCGCTCCATCGTAGTTACCATTGATTGTTACAGTTCCACCTGTTGAAGTTGTGGCGATTGAGGCCATGGTCTGACCTGAACCTGCGACAACTAGGTTGATACCAACCCAGTTACCTGCCTTTACTTCACCAGCTTTTTCAAGGACATACATATCGATCATCTTTTCAAGTGACTTAGAATAGTCATTTGTGATGTGATCTACGATGTCATCCGCGTATGTGAATACGCTTTCAAGTCGATCTAGAGAGAAGTTCCAATACTTTCGCTTCTCTACTACCAACTGATCTTCACTGTCAACCAAAGACTCGCTGGCCATGTCTGATCCAACTGTATAGTCAGATAGAGTGCCGGAGTTAAGGAAAGAGAGAATATTTACTCTGTCTCCTGGCTTTTTGATTTCGCCTTCATAGTTGCGGTTTGTAATTGCATTGAAAACCGCCTCCTGATAGGTCTTTTTAAGAACTTTAGCAGCAAATTGCTCGCCAAAATTTGTTAATCTCATTTAATTTAATTGTTAATCTGGGATTCTGATCTTTCCTTCCAATAGAAGTTTTGTGTATTTACGGCCATTGTTTGCTCGCAGTTCTGCGATCTCTTCAACGGTCATTTCTCCAGAAGATGTTTGGCGTCCTCCGCCTGTTGGCTTTTCTAGTCCTTTTCTTTCAGTAGGTTTTTCAATCAAATCTTTATCTACTAGGAAGAGTCTGGCTACAGATTCAAGTGGTACGCCTGGATACTGCGCTCTGTAATCGTTAAATTCAGAGGCTTTATCCTTAATAGCCGGATAAGTTACTTCGAGCTTTTCAAGAGCGTGTTGCTCTTTTAAGGCTTCGATCTCCTTATTTAGCTTTTCTTCAAGGTACTTGCCTTCATCGGAACGAGGAATCCCTGTTTCTTGTAATTGTTTCTCAAGCATTCTTCTTTTTTCTTCCTCGATTCTTCGCTTTTCGCGTTCTTCTTGGAGAGCTTGTAGGAGTAATGCGGGATCAGTCTTTGATCCTGGTTTTTGAGGGGTTTCTCCTGCATAAACAACATTAGATGTTGATGTAGAGTCCACTTTTACTTCTTCTGGAGTAACCACAGGCTCCTTCGTCAGAGGAACTTCGTTTACGACATTGTTTGTATCCATTTGTTTGGGCTGTTTTACGACTCGCACCCGTACACGTCAAGTTTTATTTATTTATAAGTTGAGTGAGGTATCTTTCCAGTGTTTCTCTTTCCTTTTCAGGTGCATCTAGCATTTTCAAAATCGAGAGGTACACATGCATACATGCTTGTTGCATGTTTGTAAGCGGAGTAACACCGTCACATTTTCCTTCTATTATTTTTATTTGGGTATCACAGAATTTTTTTATGTCTTCTATTGAGATAACTCCGCCTTTCAAAACACGCTCGTAATTTTCATAAACGGCGCGTTCTTCTTGGGTGAGTTCGTCTGTTTTTTTGATTCCTCTTTTGTTTAAGAGTTTGTCTAATAAAGACATAAAAAAGCGGCTGTGTGTTTCCGCTCTTTGTTAGAGTTAGGTTACGTTGATTATAGTGTGCTCAATAAAAAATTGTCAATTAACCTACTCTTAGTGTAAGAAGCTGTGGCGAGTATGTTGCAGTTGCGCCTCCTGCACCAGCGGGTTTTAACATCATACCAAACATTACTGGCCCGGCTCGAATACCTAAATTCAGCGTCATTTGTAATGTGTTCGATGCTGGCGGACTTATGGCGGTGTTATTATCCAAAATCATTAGGTTACTTTGCGTTGCTTGCCTCACCCTTCTTGTCGTGCCAGTTCCTGCATCTCCAATCCCTGAAGCTGCGGCTGTGGTTGCCACGTGCCAGCAACTATCCGCAGTAGAAGTAATTGTATTATCAAAAGTAGCAAGTTCAGAAGCATCACTTTTGGTTGTTAAAGTTGTATCAAATGTACTACTTACCCCAGAATATGAACCCACTACCACAGCTACGAATTCAGAAGATGCGCTGGTTGTAACAAGTGAATTAGTTCCGGTAGATGGCCCAAATTTGTAAAAAGAATATGCCCACCTGTCAGCATCATTATACATATGATCCTTATCAAGTTGTGTATTAGATATAGAATTATATGTTTGTCCAGAAATGTTGTCGGTCGTAACAGCTCCCACTACGCCCGAGGTAAGAAATGTGTCTGAACCCGCTACAGTGTGGTTTCCTGAAAGAGATGTAGTTGAGTTAGATTGGCCTATGTCAGTATATGCGTCGGTTGCAATCGCAAAAGAAATTATAGGTATTCTGGCCGGATTCTTATAGTGAGCACCGTTACCTATATATTGTGGGAGCAAATAAACTTCCTTGAACTCCAGTTTTGGTAATGTGCCGGCAAAAAATTTCCTTACTAAAAATTCAAAATACACGATGATGGATTCAACTGTGTAGAACTCGTGGTAAGATTCCCCGTTTTTTTCTATGCGTGTAAACGACTCTGCTCGAATCCCCACTTTCCTACCAAAAAAGAATTCATAAGTTCTGAACAGGTTATAAGAGATGGAAGAATCGTTCCATTCAAATTTAGGAATGTAACGTTTAGTTCTTGTTATATTAGCATACAAGAATGTGGTTAGGTGATTTAATTTCATATTAAATCTCTTTACTAAATAATGCAGACACATGAACTGTCGTTCCTGTTTGATCTGGCATATCTATAGTCCAGTTATTGTTTACGTTGTCTTGTGGCCAAGGAACAGAAGGTGAGAAACCTACGGGACCTGTTGAGGCTGGTAAGTACATGGTGTGAATTATGTTTCCACCTGTTGTAGCGCGAATATCTAATTGTGTTGCCGCTGTAGAATTATTTGTAGCAGTAATCATAATAAGGTCGTGATAAACGCCTGCTCCACCTGCTGCAAGCAATGTGGTTTCTGTACCATTTGAAACTGAAACATAGGCGGTAGCGATAAGATCTCTTACCTGAATAGGTCTCATTACTTGTCTTCCTAAATCATCGGCTTTTGGTCTAATGTCAGCACCATCAGATTTTGCTGTTTTATTAGTCGTCATTACTTCGAAAGCGAAGAATGAATCCGCGGCTCCTGTTACGAAAACAGAATCAATAGAACCAGAGACTTGTTTTACATCAAATGTAGTAGGTTGACTTGCAACTGTTACAGGTATTGGATTTGAACCCGAATACTGAACCCCCCCCGAATCAACTATCGAAGTCGCAGTTGAATTAGTAATGCTTGTTACAGTTACCGAGGTCGCTGGAAGCTCTACTTTTACTCTGTTATCTGAATTAACAACATTTGAGGTTGCAGTTGTTGAAAAAATATCACTAACAGAAACGATGGACGCGCTTGTACTCCAACTAGCCCCTGAGACCTGAGCAACAGGAACAGCCGAGGCTCTTAGTTCTGTATCCGTTAGCCCCGAACCGCCTGTTTCTACCGAAACCGGAATGCGATTATCTCCGTTTAAGAGAGAAGTAATAGTTGAACCAAAGATCTCTTTAACCGCGACTGAAGCAATAACGTCACTGGCTTGTACTGTCCGTATTGTTCCTGCATTTGCTACCCCTTGATTTAAAGCAATATCATTTCCTCCTAATTGGATTACGTTCATTGAACCTACAGCATCAGATGCGTAGTAAGTAGCAAAAGGTGTCGTGGTTGCAGATAGATTACCCGTAATTTCTACAGGCGAAGCACGAAGCTGGGCGTCTGTTAATCCTACTGTACCTCCAGCAGATCCCATTATCGGGATTTGTACATCCTCTCCTTTTACGTTTACCCACCTTACGGGGACGGGGCTGTTAGTATCGTTAATTACTTCAACTCCGCCAAAAACTTCCATCTCTTTCGGAAATTCGGGTATCTCCACATTTACATCAGCCGGTTTAACAGTTACTTGAGGCGCTGGAATCTTTATCTCTGGGAACGGTGGAATAACTACTTCAGGTACATTTATTTCAGGAAGCGTAATTTCTGGCGTATCTACTCGAATAGATTTAACAGCCGAATCAAAGGACCGGCTCATTTCCTCTTTTAGTCCTTCCCCTAGTTCTTTGAAAGCGGGAGTGAGTTGTGTTTTTATTTCATCCCCAATAGTTTCTACTAAACCCTTCGCCTCTCCTTCTCTAAACTGTTTTGTCTTTAATTTTGAAATTAAATCTTGTAGATCTCTTTTTGTCATACGCCAATTAGTTGCTTTAATTCGTCTAGTTCTGAGCTGGTGTCTTCGGAAGGATTTACTGTAGGGTTTACGGGTTGAGTCTGGGCTACTTGTGCAGGCGCACCGAGGTCTTCCTTAGGCGCTATATTTAATGACTGATCTATAGCTATCTGCATTAGTCTTTCTTCTTCGTTTTGGATTTCCTTAAGTTCTTGAGGCGAAAGATCTAGCAGCTTTAATTCTCTTGATTGAAGGATCTTCTTAAGAGCTGTGTTATTAGGGAACTGCTGAATAACAAAATTAAACTTCTGGATATTTTTAAGCTGATCTGATTCCTGTTCTGATGATGAGGCTACTGTTGGCTCATAACCGGCTTTTGACTTCCAGTCTGAGGTGTATACCACCTTGTTATAAACCTTGCCGTCCAATCCTGTCTTATAAAGAGTAAAAGGAGTAAATGAGTTGTTCTGCATCATCTCATCCCATTTTTTTGCTAGGTTGTACCATGAGTTTTTGTAGTACTTACTCATGGTTTTTGCTCTCTCTTGAGCCTTACCTACTAAAATCTCTACCTCCCCTAGAGTTTGAACGCCTGTTTCCGGAGTTCCTTTTTCAAGAGCGGTAGCGCCAGAAGCACGCTCGGCAATACTTATAACAAATTGAATAGCATCAAGCGTCGCCCCTAAATCATTAAACTCAAGAGGCATGATTGTTTCTTTCGGATTTCCTGGGGCCGGAAGCATCGCGCCTTGTCCTGGCTGGTAAGTCGTAGGTTTATAACCATCTATCGTAGCGTCATACCAGTGCATCCCCATATTCGCTAGGGATCGGTTCTCAATGTACTGCGAATACCAGATATTTATAATCTTATTTGGTACGCGGATAGTGTCGGCAACCGAATCAGAGTACAAATCATTTGTTTCAGGATCCTCTGTCCAGAACTCAAACGGCCATTTATCCATACCAATAAGGTCTTCGAGTTTTTCATCAAGAAGTTCTATTGTATCGTCTGCATAGACCACCACTCTTCTCTCGAATTTCTTAGTCTTTGGGTTCCAAAGCTCTGTATAGTGTTCGGTTAAATTAACTAAAACATCCCCGCCGGCAAAAAGGCCAAATCTCTCGTCTGTAACCCCCATTGCTCTTATTCTCTCTAACTTCTTTTCGTATTCTTCCTTGTTTTTTCCTCCCTGAACCAATCCTCTTTCAGAGGCAACCCAAACTTTTAGCTCTTCCTTTCCTTTTTTCTCATATCTTTCATCGGCTAATATGTCTCTTAATCGCTTAAAAATGTTCTGGTGAACGATATATTTGGCTGATTCTATCTCAAGAGGATTAGTATTAGGGTCGTAAACTACATCATAAGGATCAAGAACATCTATGGAGATGCCTTTTTTATCTAAATTAAGTTTTTTTGTGGAAATTCCGTATAAAAGTACGTTTTTTTTGTCTTGCAGGTCCTTAGTTTCGAGATTTTCTCGTCTATAATTCTGATCCCAGATCTCTTGGTAGATGATTTCCTTCATTTCATCCCCAGAAAGCTCCTTCCAGTCAACAATCGGCGCATCATCAGCGCCAGAAAGGATAGTTTTTATAGTTTCCTTCATCAAAGGAATGTTTACAAGCTGTCTTTGGGTAAGCCGATTAACCTTTACCTTATTTCGGTAAAGTTCATAGTTCTCGTCCCAATCAATGTGCTTGCGATTTTGGAAGTCACGCGCGGACTTCTTCTCGTGAAGCAGTTTCGCCATCTTTTCAGAAGACGAATTAGTATTAAAATCCATTGGTTATGTGACTTGCCAATGGTGTTGGTTTAAGTGCTGGCCAAATCTTAACTGCCTCGTTTAGGATTGTCAAACTTTCTCTTCCAGACAGTTTCGATAATCAGCTGCATAAGTGTTCCGTCGGCTGAAAAGTTACTTCTAACATGTCCGCCTTGCTGAGGTTTGACCGCTAGTGTCTCCCCAGGTCTTTTCCTTCTGTTTCTTCTGAAGATGATTTCCTGAACGATACCCTCATCATCTATAAACGCTTCAAAAGAACCATCTTTAATCTCAAGCGCACCCTGTTCTCTTAATGTTTTGATTATTTCTTCCATATTTAAAAACTTACTTCCCTATCCCCGTAATAAGGGATTGTAGGGTTCTGAATAATGTTGAATTTTTGTGGTTGCGAGCTATCCATCATTAAGGCATAACGTAGTGCGTCCACAGCATGATCATTTTCCTTAATTGGTTTTTCCTCTTCGTTGTGGTCTGGTTTCTTGTCTGGGTAAGAATATGTTTCAAGCTCCCAGATTAAGTTTTTACAAGATTCATGGATAAATAACCTGTTTGATTTAAATAATTCTCTTACTATATTGATTCCGTTTCTGATCGAATCTTGGTTTTTGAGTACATCTCTCGTATTTACTCCTCTTCTTCTTAATTCCTCACAACCTGAAGCTGATTCTGGATCAGGGTAGACCACGTTAAACTTTTGAGAGGCAACATAATCCGCAATTTGTGCGTCAGTGTGTTGCCTTCTATACCATTCCTCGGTTACAAAATATTTACCATCATTGTCTTTAATAATAGAAAGAACACAGGCTGGATTTGTGAAACCAAAGTCTACCCCAGCTAAAAATTTGTTCTGTCCCTTGGCTTTATCTTTAAAATCACCAGAAAACAAATGCCTATCTCTTGAGAACTCTTTGTAGACAAGCCCTTCGGTTTTTCTAAAGTCAGCCAAGTATTCTTGAGCAAATCTGTCTTCAGTTAACTCTTGTTTAGCCTTGTCTATTTCTTCTTTAGGAACGTGAGGGTTGGCGTAGGTGTCAAAATGAAATGATTTGTAATCAGAATCTTTCTGCTCTAGATTGTAAAGATCATAAAAGTGATTAAAGCCCTTTGGGGTTGAGATAAATAAACACTGTCCTTTTCTATCGGTTAAAGTTGGTCTTAAGACTTCTTGCCAATTAACCCAAAAGTTTCTATAACTTGATACTTCGTCTAAGACAATAAAATCAAAGGCCTGTCCTCTTAGTGTCTCGACAGATTCCCAGCCCCTTAATGCAATCTTGGAAAGGCCTCCAAATTTATTTTTTATTATTACTTCAAGCCTTGATTCATTGATTGACTCAATCACTGGCTGACAGACTCTTTTCAATTCATTCCAAGCAATATCTCTTGCCTGCTGATAAGTGGGGGCAATATAAGCGATCGATGCTTTTTCTTTTCCGGAAGCCGCGCCAACCATTTCTAAAACTGAAAGCAAAGTTTTACCGAACCTTCTCCCTGCGCAGACAACCCTAAAACGCTGCGTGCTTTGAGCTACTTTACTTTGTCCTGGATGAAAGCTTGTGCAGTCTTGCATGCTCTGTCTGATTTTTAAGGACAACTAAATTGCTTAAATCGTTGTTTGAGGGGTTGCCATCGATATGATGAACGACCTGAAAGTCGTCTGTTATTTTATCTCTTACAAGATATCGATGTAGAAGATAACGATTCCCATTAATATTAATTCTTACATAGCCATCTTTTCTTTTATGTATTCCCCCTTTCCAGTTATGAGATTTTTCCCCAATATATCCCTTGTTCCAAGCCTTCGTGTGTTTTCCATACATAGGATTATTCGGTCCTGATAAATCTCTATAATGAGAAGGGTTGTCTTGTAGATTTTTGTACGTTCTATGGCAAGATTTATTACAGAAAAAAATTTTTGATTTCCTAAAACGACACGGATATATCTCAAAAACTTTATGACAATATGTACAATTAACTTTTATCATCATCTTGGTCAAGATTATTCTTTTGTAATAATTCTGCCGGTAGATAAAGCGGTTTACCACCAGTCGTATGATCAATAGATTCTCTGGGCTTTCCATCAAGCTGTTCCATGATGGCCTTCCGGAGTGATGGATCCTTTAACATCTCTTCGACATATTCCTGAAAATACTCTGGGTTATCTTCAAAGATTTGGCGTATTTTAGAAATGATAGAAACACTCCCTTTAGGTCTGCCGTTGGGGTTTAATGACTTCTGTCCAGGAAGAATCCTTCCTTTCTCGTCTCTTAATAATTCTCCTTCTACCATAAAAAGCGGGATTACCTCTCCCGCAGAGGTTTGGCTGGATTGCCTACCCATGTTTCTCCAGCCGGCACGTTCTTAGTAACCACTGCTCCTGCGCCGATAACTGCTCCTTCGCCGATAGTTACACCAGGGAGAATGACAGCCCCAGCGCCGATGGAGACGTTATCAAGTACTACTGTCGTCAACCACTCGTTAGATGGTGGGTATTTATCGTTAGTAAAAGTTACTCGTGGGCCTAAGAACACGTTGTTGCCAATTCTTACTCCTTGAGGAATGAAGCAAAAGGCTTGGATTTTACATCTGTCGCCAATTGAAACCCTGTCCGCAATCCAGACATGGCTATGAATGGTGCAGTTCTTGCCGATTTCTGCGAGTCCGATGTTCGAGTGCTGTGGATACCAGAATCTAGTTCCGTTACCGGAGCGCGATCTGTTCATCGTTTCCTCCGTTATTTCGACACCCTTACCTTCTTATCCGATTTAGCTGTTGTCAAGTTTTTCTTCTTAGCTAATTCGTCAGCGAACATGTCCTCTAAGCCTTTTTTAAAGGTGTATTCGGCTTTGAATCCTAACATTACTTCAGCCTTTTTCGTGTCGTAGACAAATCTTCCTGGGTCTACTGTTCTTTGCGCTTTTTTCTCGACACCTCCTTTCCAACCCAGTAAGTCGCAGATAATTTTGCCAGCTTTTTCAGCCGATAACTCTTCCCCTGAACCAACGTTGTACGCTTGTCCCCACTTATCCCACGGAGCTTCAAGCGCGAGCACATTCGCTCTAGCTACGTCAAGGATGTAAGTGAAATCATTTGACTGCTTTCCACCATAAAGTGTAGGTGCAAGTCCCCGTTTAATGCGATCCCAGTAACCTCCGATAAGTCCGTGCATTCTTTTTTCTCTGCCGTACAGGTGCGCGTATCTTAAGATGATATAAGTTGATGATAATTCTTCGATATACTTTTCACCCATAGCTTTGGTACAGCCATAAACTGAATTACCTCTAACTCTAAAGTTTTCAGTTATTGGCGGAGTTTCTTCTATCGGCATGTATACAGAACCTGTCGAAGCGTAAACAACCGGAATATGAAACTTGCCGGATAGTTCAGCAATGTTATATGTTCCTATTACATTAGTTTCGTGAGCTAGTTTGGGGTTTTTGTCCGCATCAGCGAATCTTGCAATAGCTGCAAGGTGTAAGATCCTTTCCGGTTTCCATTCGGCAATACATGTTGCGAGTTGCTTTTTATCACGAATGTCAAAGCCATCCATTAGATCATATCCGTAAACATAATGCCCGCGCGCTTGTAAAAGCTTAACAGTTTCTTGTCCAACAAAACCCTTATCCCCAGTAACAAGTATTCTTAAAGGCCTATTCATTAGAGTGTTTTGCGATATTCCTTAGTCATTTCCAGTAATTTAACAACAGAAGTTAGCTGTTCGTTTAATCCAATTCCTGCTGGGTTTTCAGGTGTAGGACCTGCTCCTCCCTCTGTCTGCTCATCAATCATTTTCATCTGCTTTTCATAGAGTTCTTTATTATCCTTTAGCTTTTTTATTTCTTCTTCTAATTTCTTTTTTTCTTCCTTGTCCTTAGTTCCTTCAAGGTGAGTTTCTACTCGTGCAATAGCCTCAACAATCATATCTCTATCTTTTCTTATGCCTTCTCTTATTTGGCGGGATTGAGCAATCTTAAATTCAGCTTCCCACTTTGCCACTTCAAGTTGTTTGATCTTTCGATCAAAGTAATCCTTCTTAGTTACCTGTCTAAAGCTAAGATACGCCCACAATGCAAACCAAACCAGTAATAATCCAAATGTCATGTTAATTTCTTAAAAAGTTATAAATTCTTTGATAAATCTTCTCCCCAAACCAATACCTAAGTTTCCTCTGCACGCTATGGGGAAGCATGCGGAGTATTTTTTTTCTAATTGAGATAGGTAGAGGTAATGCTTCAGCATCTGCTATACCGAACCGATTAAGGATGATTGCCTTATCTACCCCGTTAATTTCCTTTCCTTTGTATGGATGATTGAAATGTGTTGATACATTTTCTCCGTGACAGCCCACCAAGAATCCTCTTCCCTTAAAGCGGGCAGTTTTCAAACAATCCTCTAAGTATTCATGCGATGGTTGCGGGGTTCCTTTCTTATATTTACCTCGGTGTTCTTTTAGCGCGATATAAGTCATGTGCTTACCAGCATCAAAGAACGTCTCTCTTGGGAAGCGAATGGCGCAGAATGGCGGAAGGGTTTTAGGATTGTATTCCGCTAAATCCTTATTCGTGTAGTTACACATATACCCTTCGGTGTACACAACCGCCTGCATGGAAGGATCTTCTTTAAATGCTTTTCTAACTGATTCGACAGTCATCTTGTCATAAAGGTCATCTGAAGGCTGAAGTAGCCAGTAAATTTCCTCGCAGTCCGGCGCATAATCAAATAGTTGGGGCAAGGTTCTTACTAAAGAGTTCACCAATCTTTCTCTTGCTTCTTTCTCTTCATATTTGTCATCCCAAATAGTTATGCCGTTATAGGTAAAGACAAATTTATAATTAGGTATCTCTGATAGATATTCTTCGAGTTCTTTGATGTATTTATTTCCCCTATCTTCCTCTCGCCAGCTTATCCAATGGACGAAATTTCTGTCCGTCTGGTTAAGTAGAGATGGAATAACAAACCTCTTAAACACGGCAATTCTATTCCGAAGCCACCTGTTTCCTCTTGAACCTCCGTAAAGGCCCAGGCCCGTAAACGGGGTGTAGACTAAAAAAGTATTTCTCATCTTTGTGGTAAATTAGCGGTAATAATGTAACCATATTCTGTCCAGGGCGGACCCTCCCAGAAATCTTTTGTGATTTTTACTTTACGAATATCAAAGCAGCCGAGTTCTTCTAAGAGCTTTTCGTAGTCGTAAGCGTTATAACCAGTCCTTAACCTTAGGAGAACTCTTTTCCACCAGCTTTTTTCGTGGAATTCACAGAGAACGACAAAGTTTCTGGAGACTCTTTTCATTTCTTCTAGAACCTTTTTAATCTTTGTCGGTCCAATGTAAATCAAAGAAGCATCAGATAAGATAAGATCAACCGACTTATCGCTCATGAGTAAGTTTTCTGAACTCTCTACTCGAAAAGGGAGATTCTGAACGAAAGTTTTTTTAGCTAATTCAATCGCATCCTCATTAATGTCACTTCCCCCAACAGCCTTATTAGGAAAAGTTTTAACAATCTTGACTAAATTCGCACCAGGACCGCACCCTATCTCCCAGACTGAAACCCAATTAGGCCTTTGCGGATTACCTTCAAGGGATTTAAGGACCCACATTAAAAGTTGCCTATGAGGGTGGTCTTGGGTATCTAGGTAAGAAGTCTTCCAGTCGATCTTTCTTTTCTTCCACCAGTCTTTATGTTGTTTTGTTGTTTTAATTCTTAGCATTCCAAGGATAGTTATTTAGATGCTTTAAGTAATATTCACGTCCTTCTATGTTTGGTGATTTTTTAGTCACTAGATTGTTTAATTTTTTAATCAGTTCCTCTCTAGTTTTAAAAGATTCAATATGCGGATACTCGATGTAAGAGATTGGATGCTGGCCCCAGAGTATAGACTTGGCTAGGATTTCCGAGAACCCATCGAACTCTAGAGTTCTTAACCCGCATTGCATCTTTTTAACTTCCTCGTTCATTACTTCTTTCGGTACGCGTCCTCTTACAAATACATTCGTGTGTTTAGATTCATAAGGGGTTCTGTTACCATAGAGGAAGAAATCAACATTACACTTATCGGCGATCTCTTCAATTAAAGTCCAGCCGTACATTTCAAAGTTATCTCCTGAAACTGAAAGATAAACTTTAGGTCTCTCATCCCATACATATTCAAGATCGTAATCGTTAACATTTCCCATAAAAGAAGGCACTACTTGTGATTCGATTCCCAACTCTCTTAGTGCATCTGCTTCTACCATATTCTCGGTGTAGCTTTCACAGTTCTCGCTAATCCATTGAGCGAGTGGCAGCGGATCAATTCTTATCTTTCCCTCATCATCCAACCAGTAACCATTTATGAAATGCTTGATATCCGATCCCGCCCAGAGTATTGCTTTTCTTTTGGACAGATCGTTACGAAGCTCATTAAAATCGTTCAGAGAATAAAGACCAAAATAAACTACTGGATCTTCGAAGTCATAAACCATAGGAAGCCCCCAAACTTCCGTTGGTGTTCCTTCTAGTGCACCGAGTGATGGTGCATATCTGCAGTGCCAGTTTACTTTTTGCATAGTTCTAAAAATTTAATTAAATCCTTGTGTGGCTTTTCCTGTGAGGATTGATATTCAGGGTGGTAAGGAACAGAAACAAAGTGTTCGGGTATTTTGTAATCAATCACCACCTCGTAGTTAGACCACCAAGTTTCTCCCTCGTATAAGCCGACCTTAAGTTCAGGTCTTTTTTTAACGACAAAAGTACCCTCAACTCCAAACTCTTCGCTGGTGGCATCTTTGATTCCAAGCACATTTCTGGCGTATTCTATGGCCCCTAATTGGTGTCCAGCACAGATAAGTAGAGTTGGGAGATTGTTTTCCCTTGCTTCTTTGATTTCTTCTATCATTTCCTCCCATTTCTCTGGTGAGTGAGTGCCACACACAATCAAACCATCATAGTTCCTCCAATTAGGATCAATTTCAGACAATGCCTTCTCGACTGTGGTATTAAAGTGGTTAAGTACGCGCATATCTAATTAATTTAGCCACTAAATCGTAGGAATCCTTCTTAAATTCTTCGTGTTCTCTTCTTGGATACTTCTTTACTTTTTCTTCAAGACCGATTTTTGGGTAAACAGGGTTTTTTTGAAGCTCTAATAACGCTTCATCGCGTGTAATTTGACCAGAAACTACAAGAGATGAGAGATGGGCCTTTCTTTTATCAATCCCAAACTTCTCAAACAGGTAATAATTCTGGAACCACCAGGTAAAAATTGATTCACAGTGCTTCTCCCCGTAGTCTTTCCAGCCAAATTTCTCTTCTAATTCCTTGATAGCCTTACTTCTGTTGTAATCCAGGTAGTCTAAGAGGTAAAAAGTCTTAATTCCCCTTACCCATTTGTAGTAATTCCACTTAAGAAGTGAACAAGTAGGTAGTCCAGTGAGTTTTTTACCCGTTATTTTCTTGTAGACATCCTTAATGTGGACTAAATCTCTTGCGTTATACCCCCATGATGCTGGCATGATGGATTCCGTGGCTACATTTCCCCCAGAAATAATCCACTTAATGTTGTACTTATCGGCTAATTCGAGCGATGCGGCCATGATTATATGATCGGTAGGGATTTCTATATTCTTTAGACCAGCACTCATAAATGCTCCTTGGAGCTTTAGAAACTTATTTAGATCAATCGTGTAGCGGAAGAAGGGAACTTTTAGACCTTCAACTAGCTTCATTATGTTTTCGTCTGCTTTCTCATGATTCCAGCCGTTGTCTATCGAGAAACACAGTGGTCTTAACCCTCTCTCGACTAGCTTTACGAGCGCGTAAGAAGAATCAACTCCGCCTGAGAGACCAATTAAGCAATCGTAGCCCCTAGAGTCTTTGAAGATCTGCCGGATTACGTCATTTAGCTTATCCTTATCTTGATTCACTTCATCTAGGGACTTAAATGCTGTATCGCAGAAATTACAGCCTGAATCGGTAAACACAATCTCTCTAGCTGAGTTATCCATTACACATCTAGTACATTGTGTCTTAATTGAGTTCATTTACTGCTTCTTGAGAATCAAAATCATTTATGGCCTTGATGATCTCGTGCACTTCTTCGTCAGTTATCACCTCGTTAATCGGAAGCCTTAATGTCTCTGATTCGTATGAGATTGAAAGTGGAAGTTTAGGGATAGGGAAAGGATACTCATTCTTCATAGTTTCAATCCCTTTCTCTTTAAGATAAGCAAAAAGCTCGTCCCTTTTAGGAGTTCTGATGATAAAGTCTTGCCACACTCTTCCAACTACTCTTTTTGGTAGATCTACATTCTTAAGTCCTTGCAAATACATTTCAGCTATTTCCTCACGTCTTCTTAAGGTTTCAGGTAGATTCCTAATCTTAATGTTAAGAACTGCCGCTTGTAGGTTATCTAACCGTGAATTAATACCCCACTTGCTTGTATCTCCCTTACAGTGATTTCTTAATTCTTTTACTTTAAGATAAAGTTCTTCGGAATCAGTTACTAAAGCACCAGCATCGCCAAACGCACCTAAGATTTTTGCTGGATAGAAAGAGAAGGCTCCAGCTTGTCCCCAAGCTCCAGCTTTCTTTCCGTTTTGAATCGCACCAAGCGACTGGCAAGCATCCTCAATTACAATTAAGTTATGTTCCCTTGCTAAATTTGTTAAAGCTTCCATGTCGCATGAAAAGTCACCAGCAATATGAGCAGGCATGATGGCTTTAGTTTTAGGAGTGATTGTAAACACCCCATCCATGTCATAGAGAACTGGTGTTGCCCCAAGTTGTTTTACTACTTGTGCGGTAGCAACGAATGTATGTGAAGGTACAAGGACTTCATCTCCTTCACCTATGCCATAAGCCCACAGTGCTAAATAGAGTGCATCTGTTCCACTATTTAAACCGACAGCATATTTTGTTCCGCAGAACTCAGCTAAGGCTTGTTCAAACTTCTCTAAATCACTTCTTAAGATAAGATCCCCGTTTGTTAATACGCGGTCTATTTCACTTAAGTATTCTTCTTTGTTTTTCAGGTAACTTAAACCTGGGTTAAAAAAACGAATCATTTTATTATGTAAAATTTTCCCGTTTTGACTGCTCTTTTACTTTCTTCCTCAGTCATTAGGGACTCTGTTAGGGTTTCCCCTTCTCTTAAACCAATAATCTCCACTTCCTTGGCCTTACCTGCTTTGCCTAGGATTTGCAGCGCCAAGTTTTTAATGTTTACCCTCTCACCCATGTCTAGGATAAAAATCTCCCCACCCTGTCCTTTCTCAGTAGCCTCAATTACAAGTTCACAAGCCTCTGGAATGGTCATCATGTACCTTTCCATATCCTCGTGAGTAACTGAGAGTTTTTTTCCTTGATCTATTTGCCTTTGCCAGATATTAAGGAGAGACCCGCGAGATCCTAAAACGTTTCCAAATCTGACTACAATAAATCCCTTACCTTGATTTAACGTTAATCTTTCTCCTAAGAGCTTAGTAGCACCCATAATGGAATGACCCGAGACAGCTTTATCTGTTGAAATGTAGACAAACTTCTCCACACATTCCCAAGTCTTCGCGGTGTGAACTAGATTTAGGTGCCCGTTTACGTTGGTGTTGATTGCCTCCTCTGGTGTGTATTCCATAAGTGGAACGTGTTTATAAGCCGCGCAGTTAAATACAATTTGCGGTTTAAAATCTTGAAAAACATCCTTGACTGTCTTTTTATCCCGTATATCCCCAACTCTCCCCCAAACATCCTTGCCTTTTAGTTCATCAACTAGATCAAAAAGAGCTGATTCATTTATATCGACAACATAAATCTTATTTAAGTCAGATAATTGGCGTACAAGTCCAGAACCTATACTGCCGGCTCCACCGAAGATGACTATACGTTTGTTTTTAATCATAGGCGAATATACATCGGAAGCTCTGAATTATAAGCGAGTTGGATAGTCTCTCTTACTTTCTTTTCATTTCTTGGAATTGAGAATGATAGTCCAATGTTTTTACAGAAATTCATATCTTCCTTTTCGTGAAGTAAGTTATGGCTAAAACCCAAGAATTTGTATTTCTCACTACCTTTTACCCCAATTAGCTTTACATTTGCATTGTGCTTAACTACTCCATTTCTAACCATTTCAGCCGGCCGAAAGAGTACAAAGTTAATCATCGAGTAGACATAAGGCTTCCAGCCGTCTAGGGCTAAAGCCGCGGCAATGAGTACACAAGACTGCTCTGTTACTCCGAAGTTATAGTATCTATTAGGAAATTTAGCTTGGAACTCCTCAGTAAAAGAGAACCCGACATCAGGGACGATAAGCACTATCTTCTCGTCTTTTTCTGCAAGTTTTATTAGTTCTTCAAAGAAGATTTTACGCTTGTCTATCATTTTAATTCAGTTAGGGCTTTACTAAATTCCTCATCAGAAAGATTCTTATAGTGAAAAAGGTTGTTGTTCTCCATAAAAGAAACCCCTTTGCCTTTGGTTGTTTCAAACATTATTAATTTGGGTTTTTTATTACCGGAAAGAGACTCAGCTGCATCAAAACAACCTTCTATTATGTTGAAATCGTGTCCGTAGTCGTAATGGTCTGGGTTTACTCCTGGAAACCAGTAGTAATCCAATATTTCCTTTGTCTCCCCCATAGCCTGTAGTCCGTTACAATCAACAATAACAACTAAGTTGTCTAAGTTGTGATGTGCTGCGATTAAAGCAGCTTCCCACGTTGTACCTATAGCTAACTCTCCATCACTCATTACGCAGTAAACCTTTCCTTCTTCCCCTTTCATCTTTTTAGATAGCGCAAATCCTACTGCTGCTGGTAGCCCCATACCCATTGATCCTCCGGCAAAATGCACCCCTGGTACTCCTGGTTCTGTTAATCCTATTAGTCTTGAGCCAGGCTGACAGTAAGTATCTAACTCCTCCTTGGAAATTAAGCCTTTTTCGGCAAGGAAATAATAAAAAGAGGCGGCCTTCCAGCCAGCACTTAAGATGATCTTATCTTTACTTAAATCTGCTTTATCAAATAAAACAGTGAAGATGTCTATAACACTGAAATTACTCCCAATGTGTGAAGTTTGTGCTTTGTATATTAACTCAAGTACCTTTTTTCTGGCTGCCTTGGCCTTTTCTTCTAATGTAATCACCTGCTGTATAGGTATGATTTACCTACTAAGTACCTTCTTGTCTGTAATTACATTTGTCAAGTATTTCCTTGTTTATTCTAGCCCTTTTAGTTTAGAGGGGGTTTTACTTTAATTTACGAGATTTCACTGTTGGGGTTAGAACTTTCACCATATTTGTTAAACGATTTCTAAATGAGGTGATCTCTATAGCATTCGGAAGTCTTTTTCTAGCATCAACAATAACATCGAATAGAGCCTGTACTTCAGGAAACCCTAATTTTATTTCATAAATTAACTCCTCTCTACCATTCTTAGATGTTGTTTCTTTGATTCTCATATTGTTTATTTAGTTAGTAAGTTTATAGCTCTTTGATGTCGTTAATAAGCTTTTCTTTACAGTAGTCACAATCACAGGTTTCTTCCTCCACCCTCTTTATTATTTCTGACTTGAGGGAGAAGAGAGCGTATTTAATAAAGGCTTCTATGGCTGAATAGTCTACAAATTGACTATGTTTGAAAGCTTCTCTAAATTCTTTAATCATTCTCTTCTCCATCTCTTCTTTGTTTGTAGGCATAAGTGAAGTCATATCTCTTTGATTATGTTAATTGAATCTTCTAGTGCTTGGTTGTAGCCATAATCTACGGCCTCAGGAAAGCCTGTTGCGCTTAAAACTTCTCCATAAATATCTTTCTTTCTCTCCTCCACCCTCTTTATGATTTCTGACTTCTGCTTAGATAGTTCTTCTTTCATCTTCTTTTTGAAAAGTTTAGTGTGTGCGGTCAATATATGCTCAAGCTCTACATATTTAGGCTCACCACGATAGGGACTTTCAATTCTCCCAGTCTCTTCTTTCCTAGCCAGAACCTCATTGTGAGTAAGAGATTCTTCCCACCATTCAGCTATATCAGCAGGAACTAAGGGTGTGCTTCTTATTACCTCCATGTCGTAGTGCCACCTGAAATATTCTCGTTTAAGTTGTTGTATGTCTTTCATAAGTTTATTTTCTCTAGTTCTTCGTTAGTGGTGTTCATGATAATCTTTTGATATTTCTCATAAAGAATATGGTACTGTTCGGGTTGTTTTACGCCGTTTATCGTAATGTCATATGAGGTCGAGTCGTCTACTTGTCCAATAAATTTGTGATATATCATAATTCTTCTTTTGGTGTCATAGGGTTATTCTTTCTTAAGAAATGTAAGTATTTCAGAGTAGGCTTCTATTTTTGCTTCTGCGCGCTGTACTGCTACTTCTCTAGCATTAACTTTCTGTTCTCTTTGGAATAATTTTTTCTCTAACTCACTTATTTCGGTTTTTTCTATATTAAGATAAATAGTTCTTAGTAATCTCATTAGGTGATTAAGAAGGATAGGATAAATTACCCAAGCCCTTCTATCTAACAAGGGATAGGCTAAGCCATAATACCTAGGTAACGCCTCCCCATATTCGATAATTTTCTTCATATATTCTCTTTAGTGGGGGTTACTTGAGTTGTTCTTCCATATTGTCCAACATTTGGAATAGTTGTTTTGTTGTCCATCTATCATCTCCTTCGTGTAGCTCGTTATTTAAGATGTTTATTTTAATATCTCTCAAAAAACTTCTTTTGATTAGGTTTTCTATTTCTTTAGTCATATCTATTTCTCTGTATTAGGGGTGAGTAAGTCTGGATTTTCGTAGATGTTGCCGATGATTTCTCCGTAAGAGCTAAGGGTTTCTGTATCATCTTCATCTTTGCTTCTCTGAATATAAAATCCGTAAGCATCTGAAGCGTAATAATCTAAACCACCTGCCGAATAGCCACCGAATCTAACTTCTCCTTGCTCTATTTGTTTAACAATATCCCCCTCATATATCTCCTTTCCGTTCTTGTCTTTGAGACCTGTGTATTGCATTATTTTCAAGTGGGGATTTTCAAAGTAAATGGGTGTCATTCCATTAAATAAACCGCCCACTCTTGGTGTGTAAACTTTACCGTCTATAACTCTAAATGCCAGAATGGAATCCTCTGATTCTGTAATAAGTTGACTTTCTTTGGTATTCCAAGCTCTAAATTTTATTTCTCTCATTTTATTTACTTCTTAGGTGGTTAATTGCGTCTGCTAACTCATTTAGCTTGTTTGTATATTCTTCGAGAAAGTGACCCTCAAACACTTCTTCTATGACGCCCGCTTTAAGGGCGAGGGAGATGTGAAGCCTATCGAAAGCGTAAGTAGTTTTGCCATCGAATGCTGAGTAAAAGTTTCCCCGGCCTTTTATCTCCTGTCCTATTGGCACCCCTAACCCTTCTTTTACAACACGATATTTAGTGATCATAGTTGTAATATTTATCTACCATAAACCAACCAACAAGCCAGGGGATCAGAAAGAGCCAATCGCCACCTGCGGTGAGCCAGATTACACTACTGCCCACAACTAATTGTCCGACAATTAATAGTATTAGTTTCATAAGTTATTTGTTATCCAAATTGTTTAATTATCGTTCCTACTGGGATTCCTAATCCTTCTCTTATGACTTTATATTTCATGTACGGGCGCTTCCTTTAGAAGGTCAATTAATTTGTCAGCAGTAATTTCTATTTGCTTTTCGTATTCAGCCCGTGCCCATGCTCGTGCTCGTGCTCGTGCTCGTGCTCGTGCCCCTGCCCATGCATGTGCCCATGCCCATGCTCGTTCCCGTGCCCCTCCCCGTGCCCATGCCACTGCCCGTGCCCATGCTCGTGCCCATGCCCATGCGTAATAAATTTTGTCGGCTAACTCTTCGAGTGTTTTCCACTCCTTAATTTCCACTACTTCGCCTTTTAGTGTTCTCTTATATAACTTAACTACGTTCTTACAGCAGTTATAAAGCTCCTTATCATCCTTAATTTCTTTAATATTCTTTAACCCGTGTTTTTTGTCTTCCCACTCCCAAACAACTAAGTGCTTAAAGACATCAGATAAGTCAGCACCCACAGGAATTGCCTCTAAAAAACGTAAAGGAAACTTCATGGCTGCTTCATTTGACATAGATTCAAACAGTCCGTCTTCTAGGTAAGCAAGTATTAAGGGGATGCCTAATTCAGTTTCGTATCTATCGTGTTTGCTTCCCTCGATAGTACAACCTACCGCGCAGCCCTTACCTCCTTCCCAATACCGGCCTTTTATAATCTCATCAGCCTCATAATGAGCTTTTACCCTAGACACATATTTATCTTTTATTTCTTGCTTCCCGTGGAAAGCTATTAGTGTGTTCATAAGCTATTTGTTATCCAATAAGCTAATATAAATCCGCTATATCTCTAATAATTTGACTGTACTCACGCACACACTTCTTATGGAACGCCCTATTACCTGTATCTTTTACTTCTTTTCCATAAGTCCAAGGAAGATGAGAGTCTAAGGATTGAAAAACCATTCTAATAAGTCTCGCTATTTTTCTGGCTCTTTCGTCTGATTTCATGAGTTCCATTCCTTATCTCTATTTTGTAATCTTCTTATTCCCCTAGCGAGAACATCCTTCGTCTCCTCCACACTCAATCCGTAAACGTCCGCTACTTGCTGATAATCCTTAAGCTCCAGAAGAGACCAGTAGACTTTTACTCCGAGATCTCCCAGCCTCCTTTTTAAATAACTTTTTCTTCTTACAGAAGGACAGGCTTCTAATTCATCAACGATCTTTTTATAGTTCATATAACGTCAAATAACTTTCCTTCGACCACGCACCGGTAGCCAACGATCGGAATAACTTGCGGGTAGATATGCTGAGTTGTTTCATCGACATACATAATCCCGAAAGCTAGACACCAGTTTTTAATCACGCTTTCTTTGTGCATGTAATCTATTTTGTTTGCGTCTCCTCCCCAGCCAAACATCAAGGCAATGTGTTTATCTCCGTCTGCATCTCCGTTAATGACCATCCCAACTTGATGCGTATGTCCAATTCCTATATTTCGGTGGTAAGTGTCAACAGCTCGATAGTGAGCATATTTTCCGGCAATTCCGTCAACATCGTGAGTGAAGTACATCTTGCCTATCTTGTAGTCGTCTCGGTATTTGATGTATTTGAATCCCATTTTTGAGATGCCAATCATTTCGTCTGTCGGCTCTTTTCCATCTGCGGTAAGCGCGGTGTAGATTTGAGGGGCAAATTGCTTTAAGTGCCTTTCTAAGCGATCTTCATGATTTCCGCAGATAAAAACATTTTCTTTAGCGCCAAGCTTTATAACATCATTCAAGCCCTTCCTTGCTTCCTCAATTTCTTTTCCGAGATTAAACTGTCTGTTCGGGTCTTTGTCGTGAGAGGAGATTGAATAGTTATCAATGAAATCTCCTAAGATTACGACCACATCCGGCTTCCACCACCTACCGACTTTCATTAGGAGATCCCAATAAGTTTTATTGTTATAAGGGAAGTGCTGGTCGGGGATTATTAAGACTTTTTTCATTTCTTCTGGTAGCTTAATAACCGCTTATATATTTCTTCCATTTCTTCCCGATTATGTTCTGGCCTTTTTAATCCAAGCTTCTCTCGGCGGTATCTGATTTTGGCTACTGTTACTCCGAGAATCTTTGCCATTTCTTGATCTGATTTTTTTTCAAAGTTTCCTTTGATGAAATCATTAATGGCTTTGTTTATTGTTTCTATATCAGTTTTCATGTTGTAATGACATTCCAAAGACGCATACTTTTTGATTCGGTCTTGAGGGTATAAAAAACCCTCGACATCTTGGATGTTTGCACGAGCATTTAACTCGGTTTTTATTTTGGATTTCGTAATAGATTACTCTATCGTTAAATCCTGGAAACCAATCCCACCTTTTCATAATTCAGCTATTTTTTGTTTGTAATGAGCAATTAACCTTTTATACTCAAGATCGCTCCAAGGACCTTGAGATTCCCTTTTAATTTGGAATAATTTTTTTGCAGTACCTTTACCCCACCTTCTGTCCAGCTCCAAGCTGTAGATGTAACCAACCTCCTTCCCTGAGTAATGTGGGTGATTGCATCTTTTACACTGTGCGTTCACGTTTCTTTCATCGAATATGAGTTTAAGTGGTGAGCCGGTTACAGCGACAAAGTGTCCTGCATCACACTTATTCCATTCAATTTCTTTGTTACAGGAAACACAGCGGCCGTACTTAAAGCAATCTCTTTTTCTGATGTAGATACTGAAGACCTGCCACAAATCCCCCTTCTTTCCTTTCCATCTTTTCATGACAAGTTTTTCTCAAATTCAGCCATGCTAATGAGGGTAGTTAGGGCGCTCATCATCTTTTCAATTCGCTTCAAGCTTCGAGAGAGATAAATTTCATCTACCCCGTCATTTGTTCTCTCCCAGGCTCTGTCGGTAGCTTTGTCGCTATCGTGTTCCTCACGAAGCTTTAGCCACTCTCTTGGTTTTTTTACTTCAATCTCCGCCAGTCTTCCCGCAAAGAAGCTGTACTCTCCAGCAAGTTTGGCTTTAGCTTCTGCGCATCCATGAGGATCTTGGGAAGTAAGCTCGCCTTCCCTCAACCTCCTTTCAATTTCTTTAAGTGTTTCCATTTATTCTTTTTTCAAAGATCTGTTTTAGTGATTCCCCGCTTATTGGCTCATAATCTTCCTTCTTAGGTTTTGGTTTAGGACCCCAAGCATTTCCGAGCCAAGTTGTTAATCTCCGTCCTATCTCGAAGTAACCCCCTTTTACTCCTTCGAGCCGAGTAACGCCTTTGTGATTTTTTTCCAGCCAGTAATTAGCAAATTTCCTTACCTCTTTTTTTAACTCAGGAAGAGGTCTTCGCCAGCCGATGGCAATTTGCGTAAGTGTCTTTTCGTAAGGCTCCCAATTCCCCTCAAAAAAGTCCGTTAGTTTTTTCTTGATTTCTGCGTACTCATCTTTCTTTCTTTCTTTATATATTTCTTTCTTAATATATATATTCTTATTCTGTGCGCCATTTGGCGTATCTAGATACTCCGTTTGGCGTATCTGGCTTTGATTAATTTTGAATGAAATATGGGCTACTATTTCGCTACGATGTCTTTTACTTTTGTCCTTGAAGATTCGAGTTATGTACCCTTTTTCTTCAAGAATTAAGAGTTGTTTATTAACACTTTGTTCTGACACTTTTTGTCCCCTTTTTTGAGGAATGAGTTTTGCTAGAGTTTCGTTTGACGCTGTGCATGTTTTATCTTTTAAGTTAGTCAACCAATAAATGATTCCGTACAATTTTTCCCCAAGTGGCTGGACATCAGGATCTTCTGAAATCTGCCTGGGTATGATGTAGAAATCCGGTGTCCAATTTTCCATTTATTTAATGAAAATACCCCCGAGTTGGAGGTATTCTCTGCTCGCTATTTAGTTGTTAATTCCCTTATTCTTCAGATTTTTGTGGATTTTGGAATTTTTCCACAATAAGCACTAACTTTTCCTTCGGAAATCCACCATTTTTCCAATTTTGTGTCTGAAATTTTCCTTCAAGAAAAATAGTGTCTCCTTTTCTGAACCAATTAGAGATTTTTTCTGCTCCCTCTCCCCATGCTTCACAAGTTATCCATGTTCTAGCACCAAATTGCTTAGTCCCAACATTAAACTGCACAAGTTTTTTGTTGTTAGGTAGAAGTTTGAGTTCAGGATCTTTACTTATCCTTCCCGCTAAAAACATTTTATTTACATTCATATTTCGTATAGTGGGCTTAATTTCCAATCTGCTAATGCCTTTTCGGCGTCATAGTCCCACTCTTTTACGGGAACGGAATCTCGTCCAATAATGCTTCCCCCATTTCTACTTTTGGGCTATTTTTTAGGAGGTTATTATACTCTGTTTCTGTAAGTAGCACATAACCTTCGTATTTTTTACCTTCAACAACTCTCTCTTTTTGAAGAGAACCCGACAGAAACTTGTAGTCCTTGCCATCATTATCCTGCGCTACTTTTGTCCACAAGCTGCCGACAATGGTTCTATTCTCGTAATTTTCATCATAGGCCACCAAGTCGTGAGTCGGGTGCTTATCTGTCTTTACCAGCGATCTTTTTTGGATAGAAATATTTTTTAACATGTTAGTAAATTGCGCTATCATCCAATAATTCTTCTCCTTTTGCTCGCTGGGTGGTGTGACCTTTTCCACTTGCTAAGTTGCCGTCATCATCCTCGTCCATGTTTAGGCCGAGCATTGAGACTAAGGCGTAACGCCTAGCGTAAGTTATAGCACTACCCGCTCCTTGTGGGTCGGCTTTCGCCAAGGGTAATACGAATGATTCTTCAAGCATTTCCCCTGAATCTGCGTGGATTATTCTCGTTTTTACTCCCACTCGATCTCCTTCTGAGGTTGGTGATTGTGAGAAATACAAGCCATTTTTATGTAGGATAGAAGTTACTGCTTCTAGTACATTTGACAGGCTGGCATACTTACTTTTGAAGTAAGGATTATTCTCAGTTTTTTTAATTGATGGGAACTCGCTTTGTGCCTTTGCTAAGGCTTGGTGTAATGTTTCTTGTTTCATACTTTTTATAATTCATCGTTTAGATATTGTTTTTGATATTCGACGGGGATGTTATCAAATGCATTTACATATTGATTAGGACCCCCTTCGAACGGATTTGTTTTTTTCTTCATACTATAGTTTGCATTCAGGACACGGGCTAAAGTTGCCAGTGTGAATCGGTACAGGATTGCCATCAACAGATGACTTAAAGGTTACGTCTTCAATTTCGCCTTTCCCGTTACACAATACACACGGGTTTTCTTCGTTATCCATCACTTGAGACACAACTTCGTGAATGACATTTTCCCAATCTTTGTTATCAATCTCAAAAAGGTCATCAAACTGGAATTGTCTTTTAGCCAAGTCGGAAGTCATGTCCGATACTTTAATTTCTACTTTGTACATACTTGTTTTCTTCGCAGATTCTTAAGATAGTTTTATCGGCAATTTCTTCTGGCATGCCGTTTAAAATCAGAATCCGCTTAACTTTGTTTGTAATTTCCATACTCTTATAAGTGCTTAGAGCACATTTCTTTTTCCCAACCAGATAATTCCGGTCGGTTATTTTCTTTAATTTGTTTAGTCCAAGCCTTACAATCAATTTTTTCCTGCTTGTCTAATCCGATATTCACGATGACCGCAAAACTTGTAATTAGTAATACTGTTGTTATTAATTTCATACGCTTGATTTATTTGATCCCTCGGCTGTGATGACCACTCCAACTAAATCTGGTCAGAATTTGATTTATGTTGGCCCCTAGACGATCACCACAATCGAAGGATCATGATTAATAAGTTCTCGCTATTAGGTTGACAACAGCACTAAAAAACCCGCTTCATTAGCGGTTATAATTAAGATGTGAGTATTCATTTACTCACACGATTTATCGGAGTGATAACTCGGCACGAAGCGCCTATGGGAAGGCGTTTTGTGTTTGCTAAGATTAGAGTGTTAGTAGATGCTTGAACATTTACTAACACGGTTGAGCCTAACCTTAACCAAAGATGGTTTTAACCTGGCTCTCCGGAAAACCCTACAGACTCACCTTAATGGGTGGGTTTTGTGGTTTTGAAGTAGACTAGTGTTGTTAGTACTGTTTACAGCGGTACTAACTGATTTATAACCTGAACAACAGATTGAATCTGGCGGGTGGTAAACCACACAGACTCACCTTTACTGGTGGGTTCTGTGGTTATTGACGTCGCAATAAGCCTATTGTGCGACATTATTCACACTTAATTATATCGGGTTTCCCCGATCCGCTAACTATATTGGTTTTTCAATGTGCGTGACCCTTATCTCAAGTGTATTCCCCTAATTCTATCACGCAAGACGGTTATCCCCAATTTTTCTTACATGACAAATTTGTGAGCTATTTTAAGGGTTTCTTTGGCATCAAGCCTTAGATATTGAAGGGCTGATTTAGGATTATTCTCCGAATGTCCTAAGACTACCCCTATCTCCTTTATGTTTGCTCCCTGATTTATCATTTTATGAGCCTTCCCGTGCCGGAAACTGTGAGGTGTAATAGGTTTTTTTATTCCGGCCTTCTTCCTAAGATAAGAGATTAGGTGTTGCACGCCTCTTGGTGTAAGTTTAGCCCCTTTCTTATTTATAAAGAGCATATTTGTCCTATATGAACGCGAGATTCTAAGCGCCAGATACGTTTGTAATTTTCTATGTGTCTCCTTTGACCAGACAATAAATCTAGGGTTCCCGTTCTTTTTAGTTTCAATGATTGCGTGGTTTGTTTGGCCATCTGTCAGGTCTTCTAGGGTTAAGGATAGTAGTTCGCTAATCCTAGCTCCCGTATCATAGAGCATATTGAGGATAGTAATGTTTCTTACTCCAATAAAAGTCCTGTCATCCTCCTCTAAGCAGAGTTTTTTTAAGTCCTCATCTGTTACATATGGCCTAGAGACGGGAAGTAAACTTCTTCTTTGCTTAATTAGTTCAGGATTTATGGTCTGTATATGGGAGTAATGAGCATACCTAGCGAACATCTTTAAGACGGATAGGAAGTAGGAAATTGTACTGCGAGAGTATTTTTCGTTCATCAAGGACACTAGATGGGTAGTATCTTCTACAGAAAATGTCTTTAAATCTTTTTGTCCGTAATAGTCCACTACAGGCTTTAAGGCTACGGCATAAGATTTACAGGATTTTAAGTAGCTTGATTTCCATTCTAGAAACCCCTTTATTCCTTCTTTTACTGTCATAGATCAACACAAAACCCACCTTTCTAGAAGTGGGCTTGTGCGAGCTTGCGCTCTGGTCGCGCGACCTCTTATCGGTTTATAACAAACCCATACGTCGTGCAAGACTTGACCAACCCTAGAAAGTATCCTCTCGGATAAGCTGGTTATTATTGTGTTGTAACCCTACCCTACGACTTATTAATATATTGTCAAGTAGCACGTCCACCAGTAGGCTCTACCCTCTTTAAATTGTCTAGCCGCCCAGTCAGTTGACCATTCAGGGTCTATAGCCTGTTCGTAAGTTATATTTGGATGGCTTGGCAAATGTATTTGCCATAAGCCGAAGGATTTTTCTCTATCTCCTACCTTACCCCAATCAGGATGTTTAGCTATTTGCGCGTAAGTATATCTATGATTGCTTTGTTTATCGGGAATTGCCTCTCTGTTTTCGCATTTAGTCACAGCTAAAAAGGAATTTTTGTCAATTCCGTATTTTTCTGCGTATTCGCTCACCAGTTTGTCACGTAGCTCTTGATTGGAGAGTTTTACTGGAGCTATGTATATAGGTGCGTTTACTTTTGTCGCCTGTGCGTAAATGAACGTAGTCAGCGAAAAAAATAACGCAAACAGTGTTATGTACCTTATAAGTTAGAACACAAAATGCCCTAATAAGGGTATTTCGCGTCTAGGGGGACGAAATATTGTGTTATTAGAAGTGTAAAAAACCCACTAAAGGGTGTCTAGAGACTTTTCCACATTTCTCTACCTAGTACAGAATTGATCTTTCACTATGGGCTGCCTATAGTTTTTAAGTCTTCAATTCTGTATTAGATAGATAAATTCCTAGACGCTAGACTCCTGCCTCCTCCACAAATTTAGAGGCACGAATGTTAGCGTTAACACATAAAACGCCCTAAGGCGCTTCATAGATAATATATTTTGCTGAACACTTCTGTCCAGCGTCTAAGAATCTATGAGAGGTAATCTGTGGGAAGAGTAGGAGTCGCACCTACGGAGAGGAAACCTCGATAGCTTTACAGGCTACCCCGACCCTCTATCGGTATATCTGCCCACGCATTACCCCTCTATGAGATGAGCTTAAAAGAAGGGGTAAGGTTTGACTTACATAACGATTGTGGTTGCATCACGATTCCACTCGTTGAAGGTTACTTTGATGCCTCGCATAACCCACCTGGTAGCACTCGAAGTCTACTTACGGCTCACTGTCCGCCACCCTTCTTTAAAACTCACCTCTTTGTAAATGTACCTTCCTGTTTATAGACAGGTGGCGGAGAGAATGTAACGCCCTCTCCTTAGTAAGAATTTTGCTTAAGCTACTTACTAATCTATGCGACGGGTCGCCCCGCCACCTACCTACAAACTTAATAAACGAATAAATAATACTTTTTTGTTTATATTCTGTCTAGATAGATAGGAGTCTTCAATCGTCTCTGGTAATTCCGATCAACAACTCCTGTCTATCTACAAGAATAAAGGGCATACAGTCGTTGGCTAAATGCCCCTAATTTATTTTTAGACACTTTTTCCTTTTCCTCCGAAGTACTTCCAGACGAGTTTGACTTCGTTCTGGCCGACAGTGACCTCGTAAACCTCCTGGAACAGCGTGCCTTCATCGTTCCAGATGCCCGCCCAGTACTTCCCTCCGTCCTTCTGTTCGGAGAGCGGGATGACGAAGATCGTGCAGACCTTCTTCACTTCACCCCCCTTGTCCCACTTCCCGCTCTTGTCGAAAGGGCACGTCCCGCGAAGGATGGCCACCTTGCCTTCGAGTGCGGGGATGGTCTCGTGGTTCGCTTTCGCCTCCCTCATCATGAGAGCTGAGATGATCACGACAGCCAGGATGCCGAGTGCTAAGGTTGCGAAACCTTTGCACACGAACAAGTTGAACTTGTCGAGATCGTCTTTGGCTTTCTGCATCTCCTTCTGTGCGAGTCTATCCTTGAATCTCATGTTACCTCCTATGAAAAGAGTTTGCGGTAAATCTCCTTTGACTTACACTTTCTTGGTTCGTACTTCTCGTTTCCGAGAGGTATTTCGACGCTTATGCCTTTGCCTCTTATGCACCAGTCGGCTTTTTCGAAGTTCGGCGTTGCGCAACCGGATAAGGCGAAGACAATAAGACATCCACTCATTCGACCAATGCACATTTCACCTCCTAAAGATTGCGTTGATTAGCGTCCTTAAGAGGCGGACACCTACCTTCTTTGTGTTGAAAGTTGCCATCAGGGGTTTCTTCGTAGAGTTCTTTTTCTTTGTCTATTTCCATACAACACCTGATGCAAAGTGGATGCTTTTCAGCTTCGATTACCTTTTCATTGTGTTCGATTACTTCCCACTTCAGAGCTTCTTCCATAGCCCTTAGTTTTTCGCCGACTTCTCCTGTTGCTTTTACACGATTGTTCCCGCCGTTCATGAAAAGATAAGCAAAGTCTGTTTCCTTGTAACCCTCCAGAGTGAAAATGAGGACTAACTGCTTACCCTTTAAATATCGGGCATACATATGTCCTCCTAGTCAGTGTGGAAGGTTGGCTTGCGTTCTCCTTTTTTCATGTCGTGCCACTTCTTTTCGTATTTTCTTGCCGCGTACTTGTGGTACAGAACAGCAAACTTCGAGACTGAATAGGCAAACAGATGAAACAAAGCCATGAACCACGATCCGTTTGCTACGCAGTAAGCAAGTCCCACATAGTGTCTGCGAGACAAATCATAGTGGTACTCGCCCGCTTTCTTGTGAAGCATGACTTCGACATACATAGTGGCCTCCTAATGGTTATGTTTGGCGATAAGTGCCTCTCTTTCCTCTTTAGTAAGAGCGTTCCATCTTGTGTTACAGGAATGACTACAGGTTCCGAGTCCGTTGCCGATGCGCGAACCATAACTTGCTTGCATTGTGTTCGGGCACATTACGCAACGAAGTCTTTTTTGCAAAGAAAAATCCTTCATAACTTCTCCTTTTAAAGATCCATTACGAAATACCATCTTGTCCAAACTAAAAGTTGTCAAGACATAAAAAGCCTTATTTTATAAGGGTTTATTGAATATCCTTAGCTACGCGGTTTACTGCCACGAGAAAACTAAGAATCATAGTAGCCCACTCAGTTGAGATTAAGCTCGTTTCCTGTAATGCAGGAATAAAAGCTATAACACTCGCAATAATTGAAAGCCAAAATGTTTTTGATTTTAAGAATGAAAATTTCATGTTTGTGTGTCTAGGGAATAATTTTGATTGAGCCACGCAATAGTCTGTTTCCTACATGCTCCGTTTGCTTGTTTAATATCTGCCTCACTAGCAATTTTGTATTTTCTTTGTAGCTTCATAACGCCGAGTCTAGTTTGGTTTAAAAAGTTTCCTGTACTTGGTATGTTTTTGTCCATACAGTCTTCGTACTTCAGAATATCTTGTAGTGCTACTACATCTTTATCTTCGCGTAATCCGTAAGTCAAATATTTGGTGAATTTGTAGGTAGGTTTGTTCGGTTTTTCAAGGTTAGGTAGATCTATTACATACCCAACTGCTTCAACTCGCTCATCAATAAATTCTTGATCAATAAATCTCCAGCCATTTTTTCCGTATTTAGTCCCCCAACTATCTAGACTAGCGAGTTTTTTAAACCCATCCTTAAGACCAAAAGCTGGCCATGGGTTAAAATGATTCACCTCAAAGCGATCCACTCCAATTTTCATCTCTGGATGTAATACTTCCGGATTTTCTGTCCATTCATCAAACTGGCATCTGACTATGTAAATAGGCGTGTGCCCCTTATTAATTACATCCGCGATTGCTTCAATATCTTTTCTTATAAATATAAAACTCTTTCCCCTTCTCTTTAAAGCATCCTGTATTTGTTCTAAAGTAAATTGCTTATTATCTAAATCGGAATCCCCTTTATTATCCGAAGACAATCCGGTATCTAGGGGCATTCCCACAGAACACATAAGTTCAAACAGCTCTATCATGTTCATCCCAGGCGAAGGCTTGTTGGATCTTTTTTGATAGATGAAAGCCGGATCTAATACTTCGTATTTCCCATTTTCTACCTCACTATTCCTACCTAAAGCTACAGACGCGGCGAAAGGACCACATGCCCCTGACCCATCTTGATTTCTTACAGGGTAATTAGGTAAAACCATCTCTTTCCACTCAAGAGGTGCTGTTGAGTAGCCAAAAAACTCCTCATGCTGGTAATCTTTTGCCTTCTCAGAAGGAGAACGGGTATCTTGGCTTGCTCCGTTATATCTCTCCTTTATAAATAACTTGAGAAGTTTTAGTAAAAATTTCATTTTATTAACTTAAAGAAACCAGCGACAGCAGAAAGACCTAAAATAATGGCCACAAATATCTTAAATACTGTGTAAGCTCCCTTGGCGTTTTTAAAAGCTTCTATTGTTGGCTGGGCATCTACCTTCCAAGCGGTATCGTCCTTTATATACTCGCTTAATTCATGTCTTAAGCCGTCAATTTTGCCATTCACTTTCTCCTGAATGGCATCATGAATAGTTGATTTGATTATGGCAAGTAATTTTTCTTCCATATTATTTGACAAAGAAGTTATAAGTTAATACACTAAAGTAACTGGAGATTCCAGTCACGGAAGCAAGTCTAAAAAGCACTCTTTTCAGGACCCCATCAATAGAAATATTGGTGGTGCCGTGAAAGGAGTATTTTTTATTAGATTTGAAAACAGAAAAAGCACTACTTATTGGGTGCATCGTGGGCCAGGAAGCTGATTTGTACTGACGTACAATATAACCTGAAAATTTATAGCCAAGGAGTTTGATTCTCCCCTGGTCCACAATGTCCCCAATAAAAAGTGCTTTACTCTTATACCCTACACCTTCCTTAGACGTCTGTAAAGGGGATAACTTACTTGACAAAATACCCCTTACTAGTAGGGTTAGTGGTATATAAGCGTATATGTCAGTTTTACTAGATTTGATTTTTGACAATACTCCCCACTTTATATCCTTCATAGACCTAATTTCTAAAAAAGACTTGTAATTTATAGAAATATTAATCGCTCGTTTTGCAATCAGTGATACAGCCTCGCTATACCAATTTTTGTCTGACCAATCTCGAAACA